AAAAATAATCGTCGTACAAAAGAACCTAGTTATGAACCAGTTCCCACGCGTCGGGCAAGTGATCCAGAGATTCCTGTAATACAAAAAAAGATGGGTATTGTTAAACGTCTTCGTATTTATTTTAAGAGACAGGAATTTGAGTCTAAGGTGGTTAAAGAAGGGGAGAAAGTCAGTTTTCTTAAGAAACTTAAGAATAAGTGGCGTGTTAGTCGGTCTTTGAAATTTAGATCCCTCCCTATTGGTACTGTGATTACTGGCGCTTTATTTTCTACAGCTGTGATTAGGAGATTATTTCTTCGTTTCTCCACTATTGATCAAACCACAGAGAAAGCGCTTCGTAATAAGAGAGCATTGAATGTATTAGTGGGTAGTACACTTATCCCATTTATTGTTATGACTGAATTAGATTTCGATCTGATTTCAGCTTCTTTGTTGTCATTGAAAAAATTTATTGCCAAGTTAACTAATTATATATTCTCTGTCAAATTGTTAACTGAAGTTGCTGGTGATGATATTGAAGCTCCAGAAAAAATTGATGATATTCAAAATACTTGTGATGTAGTTTTAGCAAAGACTACCACTGCAATGAAAAAATTGGATCCAAAGACTGCAAAAGCTTGGGGTAATGAAATAGCTAAAGATCCCCTTCATAACTGTGAGGTGCAACTTTTGGATGGAGATCTTATTGTGGTGAATGATTTGACGTGGACTTCTACGTATTGTTCACAGTGTGGTCATTTACAGCGTGTTAAGACTGATACGTATAATAGTCCTGCTTTTGAAAAAATTGTTCATGTTACAGGAACAGATTGTCGTTCCGCGTTTGATCTTAGTTATATGGCTGATTTGGTTGTAAAGAGGTACGTTTTAAGAGCTCCCGGAGTGGAATTACAAGCGTATAATCTTCCAGACCTCACTTTTCCAGATGCTTTTAAGTTGAAGTTACCTAAATTGGCCATATTGGGTGTAGTTTTGGCAGGAGCTATTGTTGCATACTATTATTACGTGTACAAACGTGATCATCCATGGGTTATTAAATTATTGGGTGAAAATAGGAAGTGCATGCATACGTGTGGATTGCTTATTAAAACTTCAAAATCTTGTCATGTTGATTGTCGTGATGAAAAGTGTACCCATATTGATTCTTGTCTGTGTTCACAAGTAAAGACTTGGCGTGTAAACTTCCTTGAGCAAGCTGGAAAGTGTGGACACGCTGGGGTATCTGAAATTGAACCAGTGCCTGCTTTGGAGAGTGAAAGAAAGAAACGGAAATTTATTGATAAGGTTTGTAATAAGTGGTTTCACAATGGTAAATGTGAGGATCAAGCGAAATGCTCTTATTTCCATTCGCATGGTGATCTGTGTGGCAATTTTGCTACTAATACTCCATGTGCTGGGTATTGTATCTCGGAGACTAAAATCAATGGTGTTTCCCGGAAACGACCCTGTCGCCATTATTGGATTGAAAGTGATGGTGTCCCCTATCAATTGTGGTTAAAACAGTTGGATATGTTACCAAAAGTGGTTTATGATGATGGAGAAGAATTCACTTATGATGGTATTAAATTAGAAGGTCCTGAGACTAAGAGTCGAGGTAATGCCAACGTTCGTAAAGCAATCGCTAAATTAAATGCAAAAAAACGGTCACACTTTCGGGAGATTAAACATGGTGGTAGAAACTACTTTTCAGGTAAGCAAAATGCTTGGATTGCCACCTCTAATCCCAATGATGACGACACTCATAAGAATATTCCAGATTATATTAATCGTAATCGTGACGCTTATGATTGGACTGATCCTGGTACAGAAGATCATTATGATGAGGAGGATCAGGAGGACACTAAGTTGCGTCAGGCAATCCATCGTACTCACAATAAAGGAGATGAGCATGGTTTTCAAACTGGTGGTAAGCGTTCGGAACGTAAGGCTTATCGCTGGTGGAAGAGGGAGCAAAAACGTGGGCGACGTTTTGAGTTTTATCATCCCACACTCGAAAGTTTTCCCTTGGCCGTAGTTACTGGCGTTCTTGGAGCAATTAATATTAGAATGAATCAAAGACAAAATGAAGAAAAGAAGTTAGTTGATGAGCAATTGAAGAGATTGCATGATGCTAATGTTAATCTTGCAAATGCAAATGCAGCGAAAGCAATGGGTCATAAAGGTATATGTACCCATATTTCTCGACTTGCTGCATGTCCTGAGAATGCTTGTGTCGATTGTTGTCAAGCACATCGTCGACAGGGTTGTATGGCCCATATGTTAACTACTCATAAGGTTGAGGATGTTAAGGAGGAGAAGAAAGTGGAACCAAAATTGGAATTACGTGGCATGAGGAAATATCTTGATAAAGATGGCAAGGAAATTTGTAGATGGTTTAATACACATCGGGTTTGGCTGAGTAAAAAAGATAAAGGTACTTGGAGAAACCCAAAGGGATCCAATGAGCCTCCCCAGCCATGTCAGTATGGTGATAAATGTACTTTTTCCCACGGTAAAATTTTTCGATTGGTACAACCAAAAGGTAAGCCTAAACAAGAAAAGCGGGAGACACCCGCCCCTGAAAGTCTTATTTTAAATAATAAGCCATTGAATATGACGGCTGTTTTGCCATATGTTGGGGTTGTGGTTGCTCCACATGGTCAAGTGAATGGTACCGTGTGTATGTTTGGGCAGCGTATTGGTGTTGTTGTGGTCCGGCATTTGTTTGTTGATTATGAAACAGATAATGTACGGTGCACACAAGCTACTTTTTCTCTTACTGGCACTTTGTATGAGTTGGCCTTTGCTAAGGGAATTCGTGTGCACTTGGATTTAATGTGGTTTGAATTGAAAATTTCAGGGTTGTCTATGCCTACATTAACGGCTTTGGACACTGCCACATCACAACAAGTGGCCATTTACTATTTAGACCCTGCAGGTATTGGTCGTGATTCGCACGGTGTTACTCGTGCTGGCCATAAAGGCCCAATGATGGAGTATGATTGCTCTTCACAATCAGGTGCATGTTCAGGTGGTGTTTGGCTCCGAGGTGATACCACTAAATTGGTGGGGTTTCATTGTGCTAAGGCTGCCAATGCTAATTGTTTTTACCCAAATTCACAGCAATTTGTGGATAGAATGAAAGAAGGTAAACCTTGGGTAAACTGTTAGATCCGCCACCGCCTTTGGCGTGGTCCTTAGATATGACCGGTAAATTTTTTGAATCACATAATTTTGGCCACGTAGTGGCGGATCTTATCAAACCCAAAATAATAGCAAAAACTGGCGGTCATCAGTTATTTGCAAAATTCCCTTCACCTGTATATAATGAATTTAAATGGAATAATACTAATTTTATTGGACGGATTGCTTCCCGTCAGTATACTAAAGATGGTCAAATGAAATTTCCCATACCGAAATCGACCAGAAAGCAATCTGAAACATTGCTTAAAGTTTATGAAGCTGTGGTTGGACCTTATGTCCGTAAATATATGCCCACTATACCTAATATGAAAGCTGCTTATCGAAATAAAAATCGTTATTGTCGGGATCCTTTTCCAGAGCAGCAATTACCACCTCATTTTTTGCCGTTGTTTGAAGATGCGGTCAACAATGTGCATAAGCGATATGAGCTTGCTTTATGTGGCTCTCATTCCCTCTCCCTTAATGAGGTTGTTAAGGAATTTGATTTAAAGAAATCATGTGGGGCAATTTGGAGAGAGGTTTTTCGTACAAAGAAGGAGTTTATGGTGAATGATACCATACCTTTTGGTCCCTCAAAGGGATTGCCATGGAAGCCCATGGATGTGTTAGAAAATTTTTATCAGTCGTTGTCTTCTGAAAGCACTGCTTTCTATTGCTTTTGGCTAGATAAGTTGAAAGATGAAATTAGACCTTGTGAAAAATTGCGTTGTGAGCCTTGTATGTCAAAATTAGAGGAACCTGTGTGTCCTCAATGTCCTAACAAAATTAGAACCTTTAATTGTGCAAGTATTGAAATGGTTGCCTCAATGAACCGACTCTGTCTTGATATGAATCAAGCATTCTATGAAATGGGAGCGGGTGGTAACACTTG